ACGCAAATCTTACTGTCAATGACGTTCAGAGAAGGAATCGCATCGCACAACTTCTTGCTGATTGGGGTCTGATTAGCATTGTAGATAATGAAAAGATTCGTGATATTGCTCCTCTGAATCAGATTAAAGTTCTTGCTTATAAGGATAAGGGAGACTGGATTCTGGAAACGAAATATAACATTGGTAAGAAAGTTAAGCCTGCTGAGGCATAAATAATACTGAGGCCTTTCGTGCGGTCTCTACAAAGTCGGAACACCCAGAGACCCCTTGACAGGGGTCTTTTTTTATGTCATAATATCTTTGTTGGTTACGCCGCTTTTGCATGTAACCGACCATGGTTTTGTCGAAACCTGGTAATTTGTTAAAAAAAATTATGTATCACCCCTTTTTTAAATCCAAATGTGATGTCCCCAATGTGTCTTGGTGGGATGGTTTAGAATTTCCTAGTTATAAAAATGCGGAAGTTATTGGTTTGGTTATTAAGAATGTAGAGGATATTAAATGTAAAAATGATCTAGGTCAAGTTTACAATACAGGAAGACAGCAAGGAACTGATAAAGAAAATGTTGCTGCTCTTACCGCCAGCTTCCTCACCAAAGGAATTAATACAAATCATCTTCCTCCTATTATTGATGAAGATGATAACCTTCGTGAAGGATTTTCAAGACAAGAATTTCTCTTGAATTGGGGACAAGAAAAGTATGTTTACCTTTTGATTAAAAAAAATAAAGATTGTGATGTAGATGATTTAATTGATGAAATTAGTCTTGGTTCAAATAATCATGACCCAGCTAAACAATCTTCCATTAATGATTTCAAAGCAAGATTGCAAAAATATGTTGAAAGGCAAAAAGAAAAGGGACATTTTGTAACTGAATCTGAAGGAATTAAGTGGTTTTCTCAAATTAACCATACTTTCAGTGCCCAATCTGTTAAAAATGCAGTTCAATATGTTTTAAACAAAAAAACATGCGAAGAGTCTATGGAATCTTATTCTAAAGATTGTGCAGAAAAAACAGCAAAAAATCAATATTCTTTGAATGATCCTATTGCCCTGGGTTTGAAAATGAGTCATAAAGATCTCATGAGTAATGGGGCAAATGGGCAAAGAATTTTTTTTGAAGCACTTAGAACTTTTGATCAAACTGGATTTTTCCCACCAGTAGTTGTTTTTGCTCAGAACATTCCTCCAAACAAAATTGATGAGGCACGATCTAATTGTTTGAAGCAGGTTGATGAAATAAACAATCTTATGGAATCTTTAATCCTTGCTCATAAGCAGGCAAAAACTCAAAATAAAAAATTTAAAGTTATAGACGTTCAGGGATTTCTTCCGCAAATTATTGGTAAAGAAACAGATTTTATTCCTGTAAATGTTTATGAGGAGAAAACCGAATAAAAATATACGGGGTTCCACACCCCGTTTTTTATGACTTGTGATATAATTAATAATGGACGCCGTAAGGGTCCACACAACACAAACTCGCTTTAAAAAGGAGCTACAATAATGACTAACCTCATGCGCTATACTGCGTCGGATCTTCCTGCCCTGATGGATAGGATCACAAAGAACAGTATTGGTATGGATGAATACTTTGATCGTCTGTTTAACCTTCACGAAACTACATCAAACTATCCACCATACAACCTTGTTCAGATAAGTAATGTAGAATCCCATCTTGAAATTGCTCTAGCAGGATTTAAAAAGGAGGAAGTTCATGCGTTCACAGAGTATGGAAAACTTTTTGTCGAAGGACAAAAATCAGAATCTGAATCGGACAGGACGTTTATCCACAAGGGTTTGGCTCAAAGAAGTTTTAAACGAGCATGGACCTTATCCGACGACACCGAAGTATCAAGGGTCACCTTTGAAGACGGACTCCTCAGAATCGAACTAAAAAAGATCGTGCCAGAGCACCACCAAAGAAAAGATTATCTATAAATCCTAACACAATAGGTATAAATGCGTAGCAATGAATACAGAAGTGTATCACAGTGATACATTATAATATAGATAGTTATGTACTTTGGAGGACGGACTATGAACTACACCGCCACTACCCTAGTATTTGGAACACTGATGACTCTTTTTATCGGTGTCCCTATCGCAAACACACTACCATAATACTTGTTGACCATGGGAATCTTAGCAACACTCGCAATCTTTTCTGCTGTAATGGGAGGAGCCTTCGCCATCACACCTAAAAAGTAAATAAATAAAACTGAATATCGTCGGCGCAGACAGGGAGGTAATGGCAAAATCCATTGACACCTCCCTTTTTTGTTGCTAGAATAAAGTGTCTCTAGGATTACCATGATTAAGTTATTGCTTCTTACAAATAATCAAATACTTGTTTCAAACATTGAGGAAGTCGGTGCTGATGTTGGTGAACCTGATTGTAAACTCACCAAACCATTTTTGTTGAACCAGTCAAATGAAACTCTATCTTCATGGTTGATTGATTTTTCTAGTCAGGATATCTTTATGATCTCGTCAGATAAGATCATCACTATTGCAGAACCGTCTGAAAAACTCTTGAAAAAATACGAAGATCTCACTAAGTAATGAATTTTTATACTAATGTTCAGTTGATTGGAAACCAGTTTCTGGTTCGTGGTGTTAAGAATGGGCAGCGTTTTGAAACCAGAGAAGAATTTTCTCCAACTTTATTTGTAAAATCGAAGAAAGAAAGTAAATATAAAACACTTCAAGGAGAAACAGTAGAAGCAATTAAACCTGGAACAGTTAGAGATTGTAGGGAGTTTTATAGTAAGTATGAAGGTGTTGAGGGATTTGAAATCTACGGAAACGATAGATATATCTACCAATATATTTCTGAAAAGTATCCTGAAGATGAAATTAAGTTTGACATTAGTAAGATCAAACTTGTAACTATTGACATTGAGGTGGCTTCTGAGCAGGGATTCCCTGATGTTGAATCTTGTGTGGAAGAAATTCTTGCTATCACTATTCAAGATTACACTACAAAAGAGATTATTACTTGGGGAGTAAAACCTTTTATCAATAAGCAGTCAAATGTAACCTATCATCATTGCCCTTCAGAATATAAACTTCTCAGTTCATTTATTAACTATTGGATGTATAATGTTCCCGATGTTGTAACTGGATGGAACATTCAACTGTATGACGTTCCGTATATTTGTAAGCGTCTTAATAGGGTTCTTGGTGAGAAACTGATGAAAAGGTTTTCTAACTGGGGACTTGTGACAGAAGGTAGTGTTGAGATGATGGGTCGTAAGCATACAACATTTGATGTTGGTGGTTTGACTCAACTTGATTATCTTGATCTTTATAAAAAGTTTACTTATAAGGCACAAGAGTCCTATCGACTGGACTACATTGCAGAAGTAGAACTTGGTCAGAAGAAACTTGATCACTCTGAGTTTGATACCTTTAAGGACTTCTATACTCAAGGATGGCAGAAGTTTATTGAATACAACATTGTTGACGTGGAACTTGTTGACCGCTTGGAAGACAAGATGAAACTTATTGAACTTGCTTTGACCATGGCATATGACGCAAAGGTGAATTATGCTGATGTGTTTTATCAAGTTCGTATGTGGGACAATATCATTTACAACTATCTTAAGAAACGTGATATTGTAATTCCCCCAAAGAAGAGAGAGAATAAGAGTGAAAAGTATGCTGGTGCTTATGTAAAAGAACCTGTTCCTGGTGTGTATGATTGGGTGGTTAGTTTTGACTTGAACTCTCTATATCCTCACCTGATTATGCAATATAATATTTCTCCCGAAACTCTTCTGGAAGAGAAGCATCCTACAGTTACTGTAAATAAAATTCTAGATCAAGAGATCAGTTTTGAGATGTATAAGGATAATGCGGTATGTGCTAATGGAGCAATGTATCGTAAGGATATTAAGGGTATGCTTCCAGAACTTATGGAGAAGATGTATGGTGACCGTGTAATCTTCAAGAAGAAGATGCTTGCTGCTAAACAGCAGTATCAAATAACTCCCACAAAAGAGTTGGAGAAAGAGATTGCCCGCTGTAATAACATTCAGATGGCAAAGAAGATTTCTCTTAACTCTGCTTATGGTGCTATTGGAAATCAATATTTCCGATACTATAAACTTGCCAATGCGGAAGCAATCACGCTTTCTGGGCAAGTGTCTATTCGTTGGATTGAAAGTAAAGTAAACAAACACATTAACAAAGCTCTGAGAACGAAAGATGTTGATTACGTTATTGCTTCTGATACTGATTCTATCTACCTCAATATGGGTCCTCTGGTTGACAGTGTATTCAAAGGCAGAGAGAAAACTAATGAGAAAGTTGTCTCATTCCTTGATAAGGTCTGTAAGATGGAATTTGAAAAGTATATTCAAAGTTCTTACGAAGAATTGGCAGAGTACGTCAATGCATACGAACAAAAAATGCAAATGAAGCGTGAGAATATTGCTGATCGTGGTATTTGGACTGCGAAGAAGCGATACATTCTTAACGTATGGGATAGTGAAGGTGTTCGCTACTCTGAACCCAAACTTAAGATCATGGGTATTGAAGCAGTTAAATCTTCAACACCTGCTCCTTGTCGTAAGATGATTAAGGATGCCCTTAAGTTGATGATGACTGGAACTGAAGATGAAGTTATTGACTTTATTGAATCTTCTAGGTCTAAGTTTAAAAAACTTTCTCCAGAAGAAATCGCATTTCCTAGAAGTGTATCTGATGTAGTGAAGTATCAATCTTCAGCATCAATTTATGCCAAGGGAACACCCATTCATGTAAGAGGAGCACTTCTGTTCAATCATTATGTTAAACAGAATAAACTTACAAATAAATATTCACTTATTCAGAATGGTGAAAAAATCAAGTTTTGTTATCTCAAGAAACCAAACTCAATTTATGAGAATGTCATTTCTTTCATTCAAGAGTTTCCAAAGGAACTAAATCTTCAACAATATGTGGATTATGATCTGCAGTTTGAGAAGAGTTTTCTTGAACCACTCAAAACTATTTTGGATTCTATTGGATGGAAAGTAGAAAAAACATCTAGTCTAGAATCATTCTTTTCGTAATATATTAGAGGTAAAGTATGGATTTTTTAAAAGATATTGTAAAAGAGATTGGTGATGATTTCACTAAACTCGCAGCAGACATTGATGAGACTGAAACTTATGTTGACACGGGTTCTTACATCTTTAACGCACTCGTTTCAGGTAGTGTATTTGGTGGTGTATCTGGGAATAAGATTACTGCTATTGCTGGAGAGTCTTCTACTGGAAAGACTTTCTTCAGCCTCGCCGTTGTTAAGAATTTTCTTGATTCCAATCCCGATGGGTATTGTCTCTATTTTGATACTGAGGCAGCTATTACCAAGTCCCTACTTGAATCTAGGGCAATTGACACCGCCCGTCTTGTAGTAGTTAATGTTGTAACTATTGAGGACTTCCGCAGTAAAGCACTTAAGGCAGTAGATATATACCTTAAGAAACCAGAAGAAGAACGCAAACCTTGTATGTTTGTGCTAGACTCTCTGGGTATGCTTTCGACTGAGAAGGAGATTACTGACGCACTTAACGATAAACAAGTTCGTGATATGACTAAATCTCAACTTGTAAAGGGTGCATTTCGAATGCTTACTCTTAAACTTGGTCAAGCAAAAATTCCAATGATCGTTACTAACCATACCTACGATGTTATCGGAGCTTACGTACCAACTAAAGAAATGGGTGGAGGTAGTGGACTCAAGTACGCAGCGTCTTCAATCATTTATCTCAGCAAAAAGAAAGAAAAGGATGGAACGGAAATTATCGGCAATATTATCAAAGCTAAGACTGCTAAGTCGCGTTTGAGTAAGGAGAACAAAGATGTGGAAATACGTCTTTATTATGATGAGCGTGGTCTTGATAGATATTACGGTCTTCTTGAACTCGGTGAAATTGGCGGACTTTGGAAGAACGTTGCCGGTCGTTACGAGATGAATGGTAAGAAAATTTACGCCAAGCAGATTCTTAAAGAACCTGAGGTTTACTTTACTGAGGAAGTAATGCTACAATTGGACGATATTGCTCGAAAGGAATTTAGTTATGGAGAGAGTTGAATATCTCATTCTAAAAAATCTTCTTCATAATGAAGAGTATTCTAGAAAAGTTATTCCTTTTATCAAGACAGAATATTTTGAAGATCCTTCTCAAAAGATTGTATTCGAAGAGATCTTCAATTTTATTCAGCAATATAATAAACAAGTAACCAAAGAAGTTCTTTGTATTGAGGTTGAGAGTCGTCAAGACATTAATGAAAGTTCCTTTAAAGATGTCATTAATTTGATTAATGAACTTGATGAATCTACAACAGAGTTTCAATGGTTGATTGACCAAACTGAAAAGTGGTGTCGTGACCGTGCTATTTACTTGGCACTGATGGAATCAATTCATATTGCTGATGGTAAAGACGAAAAGAAAAGTCGGGATAGTATTCCTTCGATTCTCCAAGATGCATTAGCAGTAAGTTTTGATACTCACATTGGTCACGATTATCTTGAAGACTACGAAGAAAGATACGAATCATATCACCGTAAGGAGGAAAAAATTGAATTTGATCTCGAATACTTTAACAAAATTACCAAAGGCGGTCTCCCTAACAAAACTCTTAATGTCGCTCTTGCTGGTACGGGTGTCGGCAAGTCTCTATTCATGTGCCATGTGGCTAGCTCCGTCCTGCTCCAAGGGAGGAACGTTCTGTACATTACAATGGAAATGGCAGAAGAACGCATTGCTGAAAGAATTGACGCAAACCTCCTGAATGTTCCTATTCAGGACATTGCAAGTTTGCCCAAAGCAATGTTTGAGACAAAGGTGACTAACATTGCTAAGAAAACGCAAGGGACATTGATTGTAAAAGAATATCCTACTGCTTCTGCTCATGCTGGACACTTTAAGTCACTTCTTAATGAACTTGCACTTAAGAAGTCATTTAGACCTGATATTATTTTCATTGATTACCTTAATATATGTGCTTCCTCTAGGTATCGCGGAAACAGCACTGTCAATTCATATTCTTATATCAAAGCAATTGCTGAAGAACTTAGAGGGTTGGCTGTTGAAGCAAACGTCCCTATCGTTTCTGCCACGCAGACCACTCGTTCTGGTTATGGTAGCAGTGATGTTGAACTTACTGATACTAGTGAGTCCTTTGGTCTCCCTGCTACTGCTGATCTTATGTTTGCCCTTATTTCTACTGAAGAGCTTGAGGGGTTGGGACAAATACTTGTAAAACAATTGAAGAACAGGTATAATGATCCCACCATCCATAAGAGGTTTGTGGTTGGTATTGACCGCGCTAAGATGCGCCTTTATGACTGCGAACAGTCGGCACAAGATGATATCCTTGACAATTCCAAAGAAGAGGAGTATGATTTTGAAGACCGACAACCCAAAAAATCATTCGACGGATTTAAATTCTAATGACTACTGAAAAGATTATTGACAGCAACAAGTACATTGAGTTTGTGAAAGCAACTACAAGTGCTCCTAGTCTTGACTACCCCACTCTTTCCGCCCGTTTGAGTGAGTTGGAAGCAGAAGGAGCAAATGTAACTCAACTGCTGACTGCTGCTCTTGGACTTACTGCTGAGGCAGGTGAGTTTACTGAGGTTGTGAAAAAGATTTTCCTACAAGGTAAACCTTATACCGAAGAAAATATCTTCCATATGAAACGTGAGTTGGGTGATATTTGTTGGTATCTTGCCCAAGCCTGTATGGCACTTGATGTAAACTTCCGTGAGATTATGGAAATGAATTATGAAAAACTGAGTGCCAGATATCCTGAAGGTGCTTTTGATGTTTATCGTTCCGAAAATCGTGTGGAGGGTGATCTGTGAAACTATTAACTCTTGAAGATTATCAAAAAGCAGGTGAACATTTTTGGCCCAAGTATTGGTATGTTGCCAAAGAACTTGGTGAAGGTGCTAAACCAGAAGACATCTTAAAAGTAATGGAAACCATTGGTGGTGTAGCACTGAAACTAAAAATCGAAAGTAATATTCCATTTGGATTCAATAAAAAGAAGGAGAGTGAAAATGAGTCAGTCTGAAGTTAATTATGAAGTTGTAAATATTCAACTTGATCTCACGGTTTATCAGGCAGCAGAAATTCGTAGAATTCTTTTTGATGCTCAGCAAGGATATAGTCTTTCTCATGTCCCTGAGCGTATTTCTGGAATTCGTGAAGTGATTGAAAGTCTTGATAGAAAGATTCAATATGTTGTAGACGGAGGTTGTCCTCCTGGAACCGTAATGGTTAATGGAGAGTGCGCAAGTTTATAAATATCTTTATAGAAAGGTTTTTTTATAAAGAAATGGACACTAAGACTTTTGCGGAATTGATGGAGGCGTATCAGGCCGTTTATGATGATGAAATGAGAGAAGAGTATCTTCAGGAAGATTATTCATTCATTGACGGTCTTGATGATGAAGAGATCGCTGATGTTGTAGAAGAAGTCATCTACGAACTCATTGATGAGGGATATGATGTCGATGAAGTAGAAGCATTATTTGAAGAGACTTTCTTGGCAGAGGCAAGAGTTGATATGGCAGCTCGTGCTGCTGCAAGAAAGCAATATATGGCTTCTTCTGAGAAGTCCGCTAAGCAAGCAAGAAAATCTGGTGCTGCTGTTGTAAAGAAGGAAAAGAGAGAAGCAAGAAAAGAGAAAATCAAGAGTGCTGCGAAGGGTGTTCTTTCCGGAATCAAGAAAGGTGTAGAGAGAGCAGCAAAGAAAGTTGGTATTGGCGCTGAGAAAGCAAAGCGTTCAGTGATGGGCAGAGACAGATCTGCTGAGAGAGCACAGGTAAGATCAAAGGCAAAAATGACTGCCGCTGCCCGTAAGGGAATCCGTAAGGCAGTAACGGGTAGAGCAGAACCACCAAAGGCAAGCACAAAGGGTTGGAAGACTGGAACTACTTCTGGTTCTGGTGCAGCAGGAACTGTTCGTTCTAAGTCTTCTGGTGGTTCAGGTGACGGTCCTTCAAGCACTGGAAGACTTCTCCCACCCGCACAAAATAGAAAAGATAAGACTGGATCAACTGGTGCCGGTGCAGCAGGAACTGTTCGTTCTAAGTCTGCTGGTGGTTCAGGTGACGGTCCTTCAAGCACAGGTAGAGCACTTCCTCCTTCAGGTGCTACTAATGCTCCAACAAAGAGAGGAACGAAAAGAACAGCAAGTTCTATTCAAGGTGCTTTGACCAGAGCAAAGACACAAGGAAGAAAGGCAATGTCTCTGGCAGCAGGATTTGATATCTTCGATGTTGTAAGTGGATTCTTAATTTCCGAAGGTATTGCTGAGGATATTAATGAAGCAGCATGGTTGATGGCAAATGAGATTACTGAGGAGCAGATTGATGAGATTATGGGGGTAATGGGCGCTGTAAAAAAAGCACTGACCCCACCTAAGAAGGAAAAACCTGATTACTGGGGTAGAAAAGCGCAGGTAATGAAGAAGAAGGAACCTTACACAGTAGATAGAGGAAATCCTTATAACGTTTCAAAAGCGACAACAAGATACTGATAATCAACCCCCCAGAAATGGGGGGTTTTTTAATAAATATTTTTATACCTTAACTGAGATTGTAAAGGTGGCAGATAAAAAAACTCAAGCAGAAGAGAAATCATCGTTATTAATATTTGAAGAAGTGCTAACAAAAAATAAGGAATATAAAAGTTGGCAAGACATAAGAAACGATGTTGAAGTTTATAAGAAAATAAAAAAGGAATTTAAAAAGGCAAATTACCTTGATGATCTTGGTGAAGTTCCTACTTCATGGTTGGAATCATATTATAAGCAGCAAGCTAAAATTCTTCAAAAATATAAAAGTGCTCAGTTTGATCTTTTTAAATATAAGGGAAGATGGGATTTCATTCAACTTCTTAGAGGAATATTGAAAAAATATCCTGAAGCTAGAGGATATGAGCAATGGAATCCTGCTGATATTTGGATTATAAAAAAACCATACGCAGATATAACAAACCTCATTAAAAAGGAAACCTCCGGAAAAAGTCAGACAATAGAAGAATTGAATGAAGTTTTAAGGTCTTTATTTAAGCAAAAAAGGATAGTTGGAATATCTTTAAAGAAAATTTCTGGACAGGTTGCTCTTTACGAACTTGTAAATGTAAATCCAAAGTTTTTTGATGCTGATAAAAAAAGAAACTATGATTTTAAAATTGATGATATTATATTAAAACTTAATCTAGTGAATGGAAAATTTGAGTCTACAGATTTAGTTGTTAAATTAGAAAACAATACTAAATCAAAAATTAAAAACTACAAATTTCAAATTAGGCAAAATGTTTCAAGTTCCAGTGGAATTAAATTTAGCAATTTAAAATTTGAAGGATCTGGTTCAGGTTCTGCTGCTAGAGGTGGAAAAGCCGAAGTAAAAAAAGTTGTCGATTTAATGAAATCCAACGGGTTAAAATTTAAAAATAAATATGTAAACTATCCAGTTTCTGAAGATCAATTTGACAAAAACTTAAAAAAATATCTAGATATTTTTTCAGAATTGAAAAGGAAAAATATAATTAAAAATTACTATACTAAAGATCAATTTACTGAAGATATTAAATACGCTTTTCGGAATTTCCCCGATGTTGCTAACAGTAAGTTGATGCAAATGGATTTTATTAATCAAATTTTAACTCTTTCTCCTGATGATCAAAGAGAATTTTGGACTGACGTATTCTTTTTATCTATCAAAAAAGGACCAGGTTTTGGACCGCATGGAAAATTATATTGATAAGTAATGGCAGAATCTAAAATAGATATTCTTAGAGAAAGAATAGATAATCTTACAGATAGTGAAGAAATAATGATTGAGATTACAGATGTCTTTAATGACACTGTATTAACTCCTGATGTTGGAAATTATTATACTTTTGTTTATACTCCTAAAACACCAGACATAACATATGATCAACATCCTTTGGTCGCAGTAACATTAGTTCAGAGATGGGGATTTCGTGGAATCAATTATCATTGGAATGATTATAGAAATTATACTTGGCAAGAAGTTTTAGGAAGTCTTCATATCATTGACGATGAATATATCAATGACCTTAGAAATATAAAATACGCTAAATTCAAGAGATCGTAAAAGAAATAAATATAATATATCAGTAAAAAATATGAAAAACTTTTCCCAATTTATAACTGAAGCACAAGAATCCCAAGCATCCCAAAGAGCAAAGAAGATGGGGCTTAGAGGTGATGGCCATGGTGGATGGTATAATGCATCGGGAGAGTTTGTTGCAAAGACAGAAGGTGGAGAACTTAAGTTTTATAATAAAGGACAAAGACCTGGAAGAGACGTTCCTCCTAAACCTGGTGGAGCACCACAAAAACCAGAACCAGCACAGCAAGAACCTCCAGCAGAAGAACAGACTGGTGCTAAACTTACTGTAGTATTTGGTAAGTTTAATCCCCCAACAAAAGCACACCAGCAATTGTTTACTGCTGCCAGGTCTATTGCTGGTAATTCTGATATGAAGATTTACCCTTCACGCGGTCAGGATTCTGAAATGAATCCTTTAAAGGCAGATCCAAAAATTAAGTTTATGAAATCTATGTTCCCTTCATTTGAAGAGAACATTATTAATGATGAGAAGATGATTTCTGTTTTTGATGTTCTTCAGGCAGCAGAGGCTGATGGATATAGTGAGGTTACTATTGTAGTTGGTGCGGATAGACTTGGAGAATTTAGAAGTCTTGCCCAAAAGAATAATGGAACTCTTTATAACTTTAATGACATTACAGTAGTTGCTGGTGGACAGTCGGATTCTGATAATGAAAGTTCTTCTAAAATGAGAGAGTATGCTTCTCAGGGAGACTTTAGAAAATTTAAATCGGGACTTCCTAATAACTTTAAAGATTCTGAACAATTGTTTAAGAAGGTTCAGTCTGGTATGGGAATGGATACAAAGAAAGAAGAAATCGACTTGTGGAGAATTGCTCCAAAATTAGACTATACAAATCTCAGAGAAGAGTATGTTGAGGGAAATATCTTTAAGAAAGGGACAATAGTAGAAAATTTAAACACTGGACTGAGGGGTAAAATAATCCGTAGAGGAACCAATTACCTTATCTGTACAACAGAAGATAATATTATGTTTAAGTCCTGGATTACTGATGTTGTAGAGAAGAAAGCATTTACTGATGTTTGCGGAGTTCCTGCTGACCAAAGAGAAGTTGGAACTGATTCACTTAGAAAGTATGCTATGAAGTTGTCTGATATGAATACTATCCGCAATTTTATAAATAAGTATAAGGCTAAGAAGTAAAACGACTTATACTAATGACTCATCTTAACGATATTTCTAAGGTTTACCTTGAGAAGATTGCTGAAAAAAAGGACGATTCATATCTTGAAACTGATATGAAAAAGCGTCAAAAAAATAATGAGAAAGCAATTGAAGATATGAAAAAAGTTAAAGATGATACTGTTCCTCGTTGGATGAAGGAAGGTAAGATTGCAGATCAACTTAGAGCAATGAATGCTGCTAAGAAAAAAGAGTGGGATGAAAAGGGAAATAAGGCAAAAGAAGATGCTGAAAAGGCATTGAAGAAAGTTAAAGATACTATGGACGAAGCACTGGATCCCGTAGGAAAGGAAGATGCTGATATTGATAATGATGGTGATGTAGATAAGTCAGATAAGTATCTTCATAAGAGAAGAAAGGCAATCGGTAAAGCGATGCGTAAAGAGGGACTTGATCCAGTGGGTAAAGAAGATGATGATATTGACAATGACGGAGATGTAGATAACTCTGATAAGTATCTTCACAAAAAGAGAAAGGCAATCGGTAAAGCGATGGGTAAAGATGAAGAATGTGAAAAGTGTGGAAAGAAAAAATGTGAGTGTGATCATGATAAGAAAGTAGAGGAATCAAAAAATGTTCATGGAGAAACTGAAGTTGCTTCTGGAGATTTGAAAAAGTTGGTTACTAAAGCAGTAAAGAGAATTGATACAGATGTTGATGGTGATGTAGAGCACAATGATAAGCACAAGGGAGAGTATGGGGAGTTTGTTCCAACTCCTGATGGAAAGGGTAAAGTATTCACTGGTCCAAATAAAGTTAGAAAAGAATCTTTCTCAAATTGGAGAGAAGATCTGATTGAAGTAACTGATAAGATGGACAAGAAAATTTCTGAAAAGAAAAGCGTAGACAACTCAAGTATTATTAATATCAATCCAGAACTCAAAGAGAGTATTGCTGAAATTGGTGGAGACATTCTTGAGCAAAATGAAGTAGAATATACTGGACCAGTTGATATCTTTGAAGATGTAACTGATGCTGAATTTTATTTTATGGATGAAGATTTTATCTATGATATCGTAGAAGAATCTATTGTTGAACTTCTTGATGAAGGATATGATATTGACTATATTGTAGATTCTATTGTAGAGTCTGTTGATAATTCACTTCAAGTTCTTGAAGAAGACGTTGCTGCTACTGCTGCCAGAAAGCGTGCTGGTGACACAAGAAGAGCAGAATTGAGAACCAGGTCAAAGACAATGAGACCTGACCCAGCAGCAATGAGAAGAAACCAAAGAATGAATGCAGTAAAGAGTGCTGCGAAAAAAGTTGGTTCTGCTGTAAAGAGTGCTGCTAAGGGTGCTGTCAAAGGAACTGCTTATGGTGCTGCTTATGCTGCTGGAACTGCTGTAAGAGGTGCGAGAGCAATTGCTAAAAAGGCAGGGGAAGGATACAAGAGAGGAGTTCAGGGTTCTGGATCTTCTTCCGATTCTTCTGGAAGATATAGAAATGCCGGTGCTGGAACCAAAGAAAGAGTAGGTTCTTCTACATATGAACCAAGTTCCAGAGGTGGAGATTCCAGCAAACCTGGAATGCTTCGTAGAGTTGGTTCAGCATTAAAGCGTGGTATTAAGGGTGCTGTCCGTGCTGGTGCAAGAGTGGTTAGATCTGGTGCTACTGCTCTCGCTAAAGGTGCTAAGAGTGTAGAGAAAAGAATGAGTGAAGGATATTATGGTAGATATGGAATTAGAAGACCAAATACTAAATTTACACCCGGAAAAGATTTTGGTGGATATAAGGGAGGTGATGATTCAACTAGAACTCTTGGTGGAAAATTTCAATCCAAAGATAATGCAGTAAAACCAAAAAAGAAAGTTGAGGAGGAAGCAAGAAATCCATATGCTATTGGTATGGCTGCTGCAATGAAGTCTACCGGTGACACTCCACCATTAGAAAAGTCAACAATCAAAAAAGCACATAAGATTGCTGACAAAGTGAAAGCAAATGAAGAAAATGAAATGAAGATGTCTCCTCAAGAAGTAAAACTTCAGCAGAGAAAATTTAAAATTGATATGATGATTGCAAAGGCAAGACACCAGGCAATTAAAAAGGAGGGTTGATTCACATATATAGAATGTAGATTCTGCTAAACTATTATGTGGACACTATTACTTCCTATTGCCAAGAAAACAATTGGCAAACTTTTGACTAGGGAAGATGTCAGACTGTATATTGTAGAAGTCCTTCGTCTTCTTGCTGCTAGCACTGACAATAAACTTGATGATAAGGCAGTGGATGTTGTAGAATCCATGCTTTTGAATAAAGAATGATTTCTTAGAGACCTTAAATTTAAGGTCTCTAATTTTTATAAATATCAATATAAAGAATTAAAGGGAAAGGGAACATGGCTCTTTGGGGCAATAAGGAATTAGTCTATTCTGACGGAACAGTCTCAGTAAATCTTGGGACTAAAACTATTGAAGGCAGTGCTGGTGTTGTTACATTTACCACTGCTGGAATTTCTACTGGCAATGTTGTCACAGTAGGTGCAGGTGCAACTTACGGATATGCTGTTGTTACTGGATTTACCTCCACAACAATTTCTATTGCCTCTACTGATGGATTTGTATCTGGTGTTGCAACAGTACCAAGCGGAACAACTTATACAATTTCAGAAGAACCACTCTATACTGTAGTTGATTCTGTTTATAGAGCACCTGAAGCAAGAACTACTGGATTCTCTACCAGTCCTGTAACCGTAGCAGTTTATGGTGTTGACAAGACCGAGGTAAGCGTTGCAAATACTGCTACCGGAGATGCGAGAAAGTATGCTCCTCCTCACAGCGGATGGGTTGGAATTACTACCTACATTGATTGTCACGGAGAGCTCAGAGTTAAATCAGAAGTATTAGTTGCTGGTAGTATTGCTAATGATGCTGAGGATGTTGTTTATCCTGATGCATGATTAGCGTATGTTTTTTAATGAGTTGAATGAGGATAATTTTTTATTTTTCGCTATTAAAAATTATGAAAATCCTCAATCAGTAACCAAAGAAGATTTTAATAGAGACTTAAATCACTTTAAGTATATTAAAAGACTTCTTAGAAAATACAAAAAGGAAGGTGATCTTAAAATTCACCTTCTTTTGAATCACTTGATTATTCTTTATAATATATTTGGTGAAGCGACAACACCAATGTTATTTTTTAAAATAGAAGAAGAATATTGGTCAGTTTTAAAAACTTTTATTATGTTTTTGAGTAGACTTCCAGAGTATCCAAAATGTTATTTGCATGACATTCAAGTCGATATTGAGTGTTTAAGTAAACTCCAACAGGTATATAAAAGAGATGGACAAGATTGATAAGGTAATAAACTATTTTAGAAACCTTAGTGAAGAAGCAATAGCAAATTCTGTTGGTGATACTGGATATCAGAGTGCTGGAGATCAAACAAAGGCTGGATTTGATAAAGTTATGGGTGCTGTAAGGAGAAGAAAAAAATATATAAAGAGTCCAAAAAGAAAGCCTTGGTTAGAGTTCTTACGGCAGTCGAAAAATGGAAGAGGAAGTTAAGGTTGCAATTTTAACTCAAAGAGTAGATGATCTTAAAAGTGTAATTGTAAAACTTGACAGTGCTATTGAAAAAATTAATGAAGTCAATGTTAGCATAACTAAAATGCTAGCAGTTCATGAAGAGAGAATTAATAAAAGAGAAGAAACTGATAATATACTTTTCTTGAAGATTGATAAAATTAGAGATAAGATGGATAGTGAGCATTCTGATTTGCTGTCTAGAATTCAGCAAATAGAAAAGCGTGTTTGGATTGTTATGGGTGCTTTGTTTGCAATCAATATGTTTATAGGAAATCATAATCTATTTTCAAAGTTCTTGACACCACAACTCCAAAGCACTATAATAGAACGACTTGAACCAAGGGCCTGATTATGGATTTTGTTGATGTCAAATACATCAATTTGATTTCTACAAGACTTCAAAAATTTAAAAGGGTAAAGAACGATCTCTACAACTTTCGTTGCCCTATTTGTGGAGACTCTCAGAAGAACAAGAATAGAGCAAGGGGATATCTGTATCAAGTCAAAAACAATATTAACTTCAA